TTAGGCACGTCCTTCCAGTGACCTGATCCGGGCGTCGTAGTCTCCATGTTCGCGATCACGGGTGGATCGGATGTCTCCGATCTCGTGGCCAAGGCCTTTGATCTCACGGGTGAGGCCTTCGATCTGATGACGTGTAACCATGACGTCGGCGGCGGTCTTGGTCTGCTCAATCTCGATCCTGGAGACGCTTTGGCTACTCGCAATGAGCGTTGATTCAATGCGCGTGATCGCCTCGGAATGCGCTTCGAGCGTTTCGCCGAGGCGTTCTATCGCATCCCCCGCGCGCGCGGCTTGGGCGTCTGTCCTGTTCACGGCGTCTGCTAGGGATGATCCGTGGTTAGGGCTGACTTGTGCGCGGATGCGGCGCGCCTGGATGAGCGTTGCGACGGACGCGACAACGGTCGATAGGCCGGTGAGGCCGCCGAGGGCAGTAATGACCTCGGCGGCTCCACTCATTCGCCGCCCCCGGTCGGCGGGACGTGCGCGAGCGCGGTCCCGGTGCCGAGGACGGATGCCACGAGGGCAACCCAGAGGGGCGCGGTCTCGGACTCAATCACTCCGTAGATAACCAGGAGCGGGACGGCGGCGGTCGCGACGGCGTATGCCCACCGTCGCACGGTGGGAGTAAGCCAGCCGATGGGCTGAGGGGTCGCTGCGTGCTTCGGCGTGTCAGTCATGGTCAGAGCGTCCCTTCAATGAGATGGAGCTGGAGTTCGGCGACGGTCGCCATGCCAACGTAGCCGTCCACGGGGACGCCGAGGCGGGCCTGGAGGGCGGCGATAGTCTCGGGGCCAAGGATGCCGTCCACGGGGACGCCGAGGCGGGCCTGGAGGGCGGAAACCATCTGCGATCCATCCGGGTCACTCTCGAAGTCCCAACCGGCCCCGGCGGCGGGGAGGTTTTCGCGCCAGGCCCCGTCCTGACTGGATACGGTGCCGTCAACGGGCGTTCCGAGGTAGGCCTGGAGGGCGGCGGTTGTCGCCGGTCCCCACCAGCCATCCACCTGGAGGCTACCGGGGTCAGGATCGGCGAGCGCGGGCACGGCGGGCCCGCCGCCCTGGATGAGGAGGGCGCGGGCGTCGAGTTCGTCGAGCCGGGCCTGCCAGCGGCCAGGGCATTCCGTGGGGAAGTGTTCCTGATGTCCAGAGAGGGGCAGGTATCCCCATTCTTCGCGGATCGCTGCGATCAGCTGTGCGACGGTCTCGAAGTCGGCGGCGTCGCATTCGGGGCGGCACTCGATCCCGATTGTGCAAGCATTGTTTCCCATGCAGTGCCAGGCACGGTCATAGTCGTGAACAATCTGGGTGACGCGCCCTCCGCTGGCCACGTAGTGAGCCGAGGTGTTCCCATCGGGGCGGGCAAGGTAGGCGGCGACGGCGTCGTGAGACTGTCCATCTGCTCCCCAATGATGGATAACGATTCCGAGGGGTTCGCCGTAGGGGCGACCGGGGTCAAAGTTGGGCCCCCAATTGGTCTCGGTGACGGCACTATTCACGGTCATGGCTGATCTTCCTTTCAGTCCTTGAATTCATCGATTGTTGCTACCCAGTCGAAGTAGGCGTCGGCTGAGTTCGCTCCGCTTGTGTCGTTCCACCCGTAATAGGTGAAGCCGGTCGTCGTGACGTTGTAGATCGCGATACGGAGCCGCTGATTGGCGCAGGAGATCGCGATGTTGGGCATTTTGCGGAACGGCTTCGCGAACGCGACTTTGGCTTCATATCCCTGGTTTGGTGAGTATTGGCCAAGGGGGACGCGGCCTTGCTGTCGCGAGGACACGACGCGGTCGATCAGCTGTTTGAGTTCTGCGAAATTCGCGTTCACGTCTTCGGCGCGGGCGATCTCGCCAGGGACAAACGTTTTCATGGTTGGTCCTTCCTGTATTGGTTGTTCGTGAGATTGAGGCGTGTTTTCCAGGTCGTCGGCGTGATTGTGTGGGTGACCTGGGTGATGAGGGCAAGGGCGTCTTCGCTGCGCCATTCGATGTTGATTGCCTGGATGGGGTCGAAGGCGGCGGCGGTGGCCATGTGCGCGCCACGGTCGGCGGGACCGGCGTTGTGCGCGGCCACGAGGCTAACGCTGGAGGGCGCGGGATCAGAGTGTGCGGCGGCGAGGTAGCGGCGGGCTGTCCTTTCGACGTCAGCGGCTGGGAGGGTGGTGTCAATCGAGATCGCCGAGCCTCCCCATGCGTTTGCGGCGGTCGGATCGTCTACGGTGGTTTCCGTGTCGTCGGCGGTCCATTCGCTGTTTTCGGCGTCCCATTTCGCGCCGTGGTTATTGATTGTGACGTGCGCGAGGGCGTCGGATGAGTTCCACGCGACATTAATGTCGGTGTAGGACCAGATGCCGGATGTGATCGCGCTTTCCTCGGCGTCGGTGAGTGTGATCGCCGCGGATCGGGGGCGCGTGACGCGGATCGAGACGGTACCGTCTCGGTCTACGGTCCAGGAGCCGAGGACCGAGGCCGTGAGGGCGTCCAGGTGCTTGGCGAGACTTGTTTCCCAGACTGTCGGCGGCACGGTATGCGTTGCAGTGTCGTGGATGCGGTAGGGCAGATCGGGGGCTGACTTGATGAGGCGATCCAGGCGCGCGGTCCAGGTCTCCGATCCATTGCCCCCGTCCGCTTTGGCTCCGTATCGGGTGATCGCGGCGAGCCGGGCGACGTTATCGGAGGCCGTGAGGGTGACCTCATAGTCCACGCGCGAGCCGGGCTTGTGGGGAGTGATCGTCAGGTCAGTGATAACGCCGGTGTAGATCGCCGTCCGTGTGGGCCAGTGGATCAGGCGAATGGGCGTGCCGTGGTGGAGGCCGGTCGCGCGGGGGCTAAGGGCGTTGATCGCGTGCGCGGTGAGGGTGCCCACGGCGGCGCTCATGGCAGGCCCGTTGATCGTGACGCCGCGAGTCACGGTCAGGTCGGTGCATGGTCCGATGATCTCTTGCCATTGGTCGGCGACGGACTCGCCTTGGTTCCATGCTCGGGTGTCCCATGCGTTTCGGTTCCATGCCAGCGCCCACGGGCGTGGCGCTCCCCTGGTCCAGGCCTGGCGGTTCCAACGGTCTGCATTCCATCGGAGTCCTGCGCTGCCCTGGATCGGGTAGAACGCTTGCAGGCTGAGGACGTCGCAGGGCCGGGGGTTGGCGGGGATGTCGGTACGGTCCCAGACCGTGAGCGTTTCAATGATGCCGGTCTGGAGGCCTGCCACGTCAATGACAAGCTCGGTCCCCATGTCGGAGGCCTCGGCGGATGTGGTGTAGATGGGGCCGGGCCCGTAGGTGTGCGCTTGGTTGCCAATGCGGATGACGATTGTCTTGCCGGGCTTGTCGGCGCGCACGCGAATTTGCGCGCCGATGCGGTGGCCTGGGACAAGGTTGGGCACTGTGATGGTGAGCGCGCTCGATCCGGGCGTGAGGGTGAAGCGCACGCGCCCGCCGCTCATGGGCTGGCAGGTCGCGCCGCTGTAGTCGCGGATGGAGGGGCTAGGGAGAGTAGTCATCGTCCTGCTCCGTTGAGGCGGGTGTACTGGTCGATGGATTGGGCTATCACGCGGCCAGCGTCAATCGACGGGTGGAGCATGTTCGCGGTCACTTGGATGGTGACGCCGCCGCCCGCGCGCATCCCGGCCAGGCCGCTGGCGTCTGGGAGGCCGAGCGAACCGGTGTCAGTGTCGGCGACCATGCCCGTGAGCGCGCCGAGGGATCGACGCACTGCGCCGTACCTTGATTCCAGGCCCCTGATGAAGCCGTCGATCACGAGGCGACCGGCTGGCGTGAGTAGGATCGCGTCGTAGTCGGCGGGGCCCTTCCAGGAGGTCAGGCTGGAGGTGAGGCTACCGAGCGTCGATTTGACCGAGCCGATCATTTGGGAGATGCCGTTGATGAAGCCCTGGATGAGTGACCTACCGGCTCCGATCAGGAGTGATCCGAGGTTGCCGAGCGCGGATAGGGCGCGTCCTGGGAGGGATGAGATTGTGGAGATAGCCGAGGATACGCCGCTGGAGATCGCGCCTGTGATGCCGCTCCAGGCCCCTGAGACGGTCGATGAGATGGAGGACCAGACGCCGGAGAAAATGCCGGAGATCACGCCCATTGCGTATGTGATGTATCCCTTGACGATGTTCAGGGCCCCGCTGATGACGCCCTGGATGCCGCTCCAGACGCTGGAGACGATCTGCTTAATGCCGTCCCAGACTCCCTGCCAGTCGCCGGAGAGCGCCGAGGTCCAGACCTGGATAATGCCAGAGATCACGCCTACTACGGTGGAGATCACGCTGGAGATCACCTGCCAGACGCCGGATACCACGGTGGATATGCCCTGCCAGATGGTGTCCCAGTTCGCTGCGAGGCCTTGGAAAACATTAATGATGAGATCGACGACGGGCTGACCATACGATGCCCACGCGGCTTGGAGTTGTGGCCAGACGGCGTCCCACGCGGCTTGAATCTTCTCCCACGCGGCCTGGAGAGCGGGCACAACGTTGGTTTGGAACCATTCGACCACAACACTCACGGCGGCTTTGATCTGCGCCCATGCGGCGTCAACGGCGGCGCGGAAAGTCTCATTGTTCTGATAGAGCGCTACGAAGATCGCGACCAGGGCGGCAATGGCGGCGATCACAAGGAAGATCGGATTAGCTGCCATGGTGGCATTGAGCGCCGCCCATGCGGTTTTAGCTGCTCCGATGATCGTCTTGATCTGGTTGAAGGTCTTGAAGCCTGCGACGAATGTCCCGATCACGCCAGCGGCGGCGGCGATAGCGGGGCCGAACTTCTCGAAGAATGCGACGACGCGGGACACGGCGGGCGGGACCGTCGTGGTGAGCCAGTCAATGAGGGCTTGGAGGCGGGGCCGAATCTCTGTCTGGAAGACGGCGGCGGCTTGCTTGATCTTCGGGACGACGGTGGCCTGGAGGCGCGCGGCGAAGTCTTGGAGGGCCGGAATTGCGACGTCCTTTGCCCACGTCGAGAGCGATTCGAGCGCGGGCACGAGATGTTCCACGGCGGCGGACGCGAGGGCGGTCACCATGGGTAGGACCAGTGTCCCAGCCTTCGCGGCGAAGTCGCCGAAGTGGGCTTTGAGGACTTGCACCTGATGCGCGAGCGTGTCCCCTTCGCGCGCGAAGGCTCCGTGTGCGTCGGCTGTCTGCTCCATAATCAAGGCGAGCGTCGCGGCCTGCTGCGCCTCGTTATCGAAGGAACCGCCCACCTTCTGGAAGCCGAGCTCGGCGGCCTTGGCGTCGATGCTTGCCTGCTTCAAGGACACACCGTAGCGCTCAATCGGATCGCGCTCCCCCTTTAGGGCACTGGAGAGCGCGGCGACGGCGTCGGAGGTCGAGCCGCCGAATTGGGCGGACAGGTCGGCGGCGACGCCGATCAGGTCATTGGTCTTGCCTGCGAGCTGGTCGATGCTTGTCCCGCCGTTTTTGAGCTGCGCCCCCAACAGCGTGCCAAGCTCTTGATACTCATTCTTGGTCAGACCGACCGAAGACGCCGCCGTATCGGCAAACGCTTTCATTTGGTCTGCGCCGCCCTTGAAAACGGCCTCGATAGCTCCAGTTGACTGCTCCAGGTCGGCGGCGGCACTGACTGCCTTCGCCCCTGCGACGCCGATAGCGGCGGCGCCAGCGGCGGCGACGGTCGCGAGGGTCGTCACGGCCTGCTTACCAGCGTTCGCGAGATTCGTCAGGCCGGTTTCCTTTGCCAGGCCCTTGAATGCACGGCTAAAATTCTTGGTCTCGGCGACAACTGAGACCTTGACGACGTGGCCAGCCAACGGTCATCCCTTCTGTGCTTTGGCGCGCTCCTGGAGGAGGTCCAGGATCGCGCGCGCGTCTTCTAGCGTGAGGTGTTCGCGCGCCTCCCATGGGCTGATCCCGGCGTCCACGGCGAGGATCGCTAGGACGGGGCTTAGGGAGGTCGCGCCGGTCATTCCCCCGGCGTTTCCTGAGTGGAAACGAGAGCGGTAGCGTCTTCCATGGTCAGATCGGCGGCGGCGGTATAGGCGTCGTCACGGGTCTGGTAGCCGCCGCGCCGGAACAGGAGGACCGCGCACATAGCGATCATGGGCCGGGCGAGCTTGCCGCCTGCTTCGGGGTCGAAGGATGTGATCGGTTCGCCGGTTTTCCGTTCGTAGTACTCCAGGTCGCCGAGGGTGAGCGCATTCATGTTCATTGCTGGGTGTCCTTACCAGTTGTGTTGGTCGAGTAGTTCCTTGATGCCCTTCCCAAAGCCCGCGAACGTCTTGGGACGCATGGTTTCTTCGGCTTGGGAGAGCCAGCGGGGGCCGCTGCGTGAGTCGGCTCCCCAGTGCCTAACGCCTGCGTATGGGAGGCGGGACTTGGAGCCCACTCTCACCATGACTTTCCGCTTGGATCGGCTTGGCTTGATCCCGGCTTGCAGGTCGCCGTCCTTGTAGGGGGCCAGCGTCTTGGCGAGGCTGGCGATTGGCACTGCGAGCCGGTATGTGAGGTCTTTCAGGTCCGTGACGGCCACGCCTACCGCTTCGGCGTCGCGCAGGAGCGCTTTGATGCCCGTGATTTCGACACTACCGCCGTCCAGATTGACGCGGCCGTCACGAATGCCGGTCATGGAGGTTAGTTGTCTTCCATGTTGCCCGCGCCGAGCGTCGACGTGGCGGTGAGCTTCTCGGGCTCTCCTTCGCACTGCCATTCGAAGTCGAACGTCGATCCCTTTTCGTCGCCAGCCTCGGAGCTGATCGACGGCTTGACGCCGATCTTCGCCTTGATCTTGAAGTGCGGCTGCTTCGCAGTCGCCACCTTATTACCGAAGGGGGCAACCAGGACGTCAACGGTGCGCCCGGCCTGCTGCCAGAGCATGTCCCAGAAAGAACCGGCGTCGAATGAGACGATGGCCTTACCCTTCAACTTCCAGGACGACGACGCGCCGGAAAGTGCGTCGGCGAAGGTCACGACGTCCTTGTCAGAGGTTTCGGGCGAGAGTTCATAGCTGGAGATGTCGCTCCAGTAGTCCTTCCCGGCAATGGAGAAACCGAGCTTGTTACCGAGGATGCGGGCATTGCGTGTGACAGTCATGGTCAGGAGTCCTTTTCTATGGTGTAGGTGATTGCGGTTGTGATGGGTGCGGCGAGGTAGGCCTGCCCGTCTGCGCCCTTGATCGTCTGGTAGGCGTCCACGGCGGCGAACATGCCCTCCCTGACCATGCCGACGACGATTGCGTCAACGGCGGAGTCCAGGCGGGCAATGGATAGGGCATTGGTTGTCGGTGCGACCGCTACCGTGATAGCGAGCCGTACCGTTACGGCTCCGTGTGCGGTTTCGTCGGAGGCGACCAGGGGCGCGCCCTCGGTGACGACGACGCACGGCGGGGCGAGCCGTTCAGGGATCGACGTCAGGACGGGAATGGAGGTGATCCGGGTCAGGACGTCGGCGAGGTCGGCGCGGGCGGCGGCGATAGGTCCACTGTTTGTCATGAGATCGCGAGGGGTAGATAGGGGGCCAGGAGGGGGCGCGCTGCGACCATGGCGTCACGTGCGACGCGGATCGCCGCCGTGCCGTCGAAACCATCGGCGAAGTTCTTGATCCCGTTGGGGGCGCTGCGACGGTGATAGAGCTCGGCGGCGACTTCGATTTGCGCGCGGTCCAGAATTTCGGCGGGCACGGTCGCGGAGCCGACCTGATCGCGGATGAGCGTCGCTGCCTGGTCGGCACACTCTTTCAGGAACGTGTCGTTGGGCACGTCCCCTACGTAGGCGGCTATGCGTGCGGTCAGATCGGCTCCCACGGTCAGGCTCCGATCTTGAGGGGCACGAGGCCGGTCGGAATTTCGGTGGCCACGGCCCCGTAGCGATAGACCGAGAACTGCTTGGAGAGATTGACGATGTTCTCATCCTGGAGCTGGACAAGCGGCGTCTCGTAGGTGCGGATCGACTCGGAGTTGTAGAAAGCGCCCACGATGCCCGCGCCGAGCTGGCCAGGCGTGGCGCGCAGGTTGCAGGTCACGGGAACGTCAAGGATCACGCCGGTCAGGGCCTTGGCGTTCGTGGTGCCAATCGTGTTGGTGGGGTTCTCCGTGGCGCGCATGAGCGGGCGACCGTCCGTGCCGGTCAGGCCGGAAAGCGCCTTGAAGGTCGCGAGATCGACAACGAGTCCGTCCAGGGTCAGGGCCTGATCGGCAAACTTCGCGGCGGCGTCGATGAAGATACCGGAGATGTCAGACCAGGTGAGAGAGGTCGCGGCCTTGGAGACGGCGAGCTTGGAGGCGTCCTGCGCCTTGACAGCGTTTGCGAACTGGCCTGCGAAGTAGGAGGCCGAGGCCTGGCCAGCGGCGATAGCCATCCCGCGCAGGGACGTATCCAGGAGGTTGATCCGGGTACGCTCAATAGCCTGTCGGGTCAGCTCGGTGTACCCGCCGAAGGTCTTGATCGGCGCGCTGCGCTTCTTCGTGGTGATCTTACCCATCTGGAGATCAGCACCTTCGGCGGTCTGCTCGGTCACGTTCAGGGTGTTGGTCGCGAGCTCGGTAAAGTCAAGCTCCATCCCATCGGCGGGGAGAGCGCCGCGCGAGAACAGGGAGGCCAGGACGTTGGGCTTGTCAACGATGCGAGTCAGGTCCTTGATCCAGTTGGGGACAACCATGGTTGCATCTCCACTAGAGGGGGTGCCGTTGAAGGCGCGGGTCTGGATCGCGGCGATCTCGGCGCGGTATGCCTCGTCGTGGATGAGGGCCTTAATGGCTTCGCCGGGGGTGCGCGTATCGGCGGCGGGCGTGGTGCCGCGCTCGGCGGCGGCGAGGGTCGCGCGCTGTTCCATGGCGGTGATGTCGGCGCGCAGGTCGTCCAGGTCGGAGGCGAGCGCGTAGGCGGGTGCGTCGGTCATGGGGGTTGTCCTTTCGGTGGTGGGGGTGGGTTGTTCGCGTACTTCGGTCACGGTCGCGCCGTCGTAGGCAGGGAAGGGAACCAGGGAGACTTCTCGGAGGTCCAGGCTGGTAATGGTGGTGTGCGTCCCGTCGTCGTCTTCGGTGCGGTCATAGGCGAGCGGGACAAAGCCGATGGAGAGGCGGTCAATGACGCCGTCTTTAACCAGCTTGTAGGCGTCGCGGGCGCGCTGCGTATCCGAGAAACGCGCTTCGATCTCGATACCTTCGGCGGTCTCGGTCGCCTCGGTAATCAGGCCAATGGGTTCATCGTGACGCCACACGAGTTTGAGGCTGGTCGCGTCGTCGGCTCGGTCGGCGAGAGCGCCGGGCGCGATACTCTCGAAGTAGCCGGGCGCGAGCTCAATTTCGACGCCGTAGGGGACTGCCAGGCCGCGCACGGTGCGCGGCTCGGCGTCGGCGTCGGCTCGGATGGTAAAGCGGCGTTCCTTGAGGTCAGTCATGAGGGGTGTCCTTAGCGGTCTTGGCGGCGGCGTCGTCGGTGATCCCTTCGATGCGACGCGCATAATCGGGGGTGTAAATGCCAGCGTCGATAGCGGTCTTATGCGTGGCCATTCGCGCGGCGGGGGTCGCGCGCAGGATCGCGTCGAGATTGAAGCGAACGGTCGTGCCGCGCGGGACGATTGCGGTCAGGGCATCTTCGATCTCTCTCAGGTAGGCCATGAGGGTCCACCGTATGAAGTCAGTCGCGGCGTCGTTAATGTTCTGGTAGGTCAGGGACGATCCGTTCACCGCCGCTAGGAGCATGTGCGCCGGAATACCGAACATGCGACCGACTGCCAGGACGTCGAAGGCACGGGACTCCAAGAACTGAATCTCGGAGGGCGTGAGATGAAGCGGGGAGTACTTCAAGCCAGCGCCGATGACGGCAACGCCGCCGCTCTGGGAGTTTGATTCGTTCCAGGCGCGCTTAGCGTCGGCGGCTTGGGCGGCGGTGATCGGCTGCTCCGTGGATAGGACGCCGGTGGGCACGCCGCCGCCGTGGGTCCAGTTCGCGGCGTAGGATGCCATTTCTGTCGCGCCCTGCAAGGATCGCGCGCACGCCTGGATCGGGCCGAGGCCAGCGGCTTCGCCGGGGATGTAGGTCAACCGCAGGTGCCGAATCTGATCGGCTTTCCAGGTGCGCGATCGCCATTGCACGGTGCGTTCGCCCGTGTTGTTGTCCAGTACGGGAAGGCACTGCGTGGGGTCCAGTACTCGCAGGGAGTTGGCGCGCCCGTCGCCGGTACGGCCAATGAGCCAGTAGGCGTTTCCTCGGAGGGCGAGGCTGGCGATTGTCTCGGCAATGAGCGCGGTAGGGGTCAGATCGGGGCCGGGCGTCGCGACGACGGTGGGCATGTCGCGGCCTTCGAGCTGTGAGCCGTCGCGCCAGGCATCGAGCGAGATTTGCTTGCCAGCGGCCTGGAGGACACTCACGGCGCGATAGACCGAGTCCAGGGCGAGCGCGCCGCGCGCGGTGATGAGCGCCGCGCCTTCCCGTGCGGGCGGCTTGATGCCCGCTGGGATCGGCGCGCCGGTCTCGGCACGGTGAAAGCCGAATAGGGATGCGAGGGAGGCCATGGCTGAGAGTATGCGGCGTACCCGATTCGCATCCCGGCTTATACGTGTCGCCAGCGGTACGCGCTGAGAGCGCGGCGGGCGTGCCGGTCGCCGGGGTGCGCGTACCGCTCATGCTCGGAGACCTGGGTCAGGGCGCGCTCATGCGAGGCGGCGGGGAGGCCCCTCCAACCGCACTCACACATGGGCAGGAATGTGCAAGCCGAGGCGTCAACGTGTATCCGCATGATGGGGACTCCCCTGGTTGGTCAGTAGATTTGGATGCCGGGCCGTGGCTGACACGCGGCCCATACGGCGACGGCCCCGGCGCGTAGGGCGTCGATGGGGCGCGGCGATTTCGCGACGTCGAAAGCGGTCACGCCAGAGAGCTGGCGAAGGACAACGGCCCCGGTGGCTTTGATGAGCTCTTGGTTGCCGTCATGAGTGAGGCGCTTCGCGTTCACTCGATCTAGGAATAACTGGCACGCCGAGGCATATTCGCGGGTGGCCAGTGTCGTGATCGGCGTTCCCTCGGCGTCGAGATCGGCGGCGAGTGTGCGCGTGGGGCCCGCTGGATCGCATCCGATCCACGCATACCCAGCGGCCTGGAGGCCATGAAGCGCGGGGCGTACCCAGTCGATGCCCGGCCCTGATGCCACGGTTGCTAGGCAGGGATCGCCGTCGTCGTCGAGCCAGGCGGCGGCGATTGTCGCGGCGGATCGGTCGGCGGCGAGATCGACGGCGAGGCAGACGCGCGAGGGATCGGGGGCGGTCAGGTCCAGGTCCATGAGCGAGCTAAACAGGTGAATGTCAACGGCGGTTTCCTCGGCGGCGGTCTCCAGGTTCAGGATCGAGCGACGCCATGAGGCGAGGTTGTCGGATCGTAGCGCCCTGATCTTGTCGGCTGTCTGCGTGTGGCCTAGCGCCGGGTGGAAGGACAGGGTTTCGTCGCTGTATGGATCGCGCTCGGCGGCTTCTTCATCCGCTGACCACTCGAAGAAACACATACGGCTATGTGGGTCTTCCACTGACTTCCTGCCCTGGCGGATCAGCTCATTGAGATACGCCGATTTGTCCGTGCCCTTGGTGGAGACGATCCAAAGCTGCGAGTCCTTGATAGTGAGCTGGGTAGGGTTGATCGCTGTCTCCAGAGCAAGGCCTGCCTCGGCGTCGAAAGCCCACGCCTCATCGACGGTCACCAAATGCAACGAATCGCCATGGATTGACTTCGGCGTCGGCGCGAAGGGGCTGATGAATGAGCCGCGCTTCAGGTACTCGGTTCGCTCGGAGCCCTGCGAGGCGTACACCCTGAAATATCCGGGCTTTTTTTCTGCGTTCAATGCGGTGTTGATCTGTTTCCACCGTTTACGAGCGTCTTTGCCGGTCTGCGCTGTCATTAGGATTTCGTGTCGGTTGTAGGCCATCATTCGATCCACCATGACGGCGCGCAGGAGGAAACTTTTACCGGCTTGGCGGGGAACGGTGACGACGACGACGGGATACCTCCAGGCCCCCGGCGTGTCTGGATCGAGCTCTAGGGCGACGTCGGCGACCTGGCGTTGCCAAGGCATGAGCGAGCCGCCGAGGAAGGCGGCGGTCGCGGCGATCCGAGCGCCGAACGTTGGGTTAGCCGGGTTTCGGCGGGTCGCATACTTCGGGGCGGCGCTCATGATGCGGTCAGAGCGTCGCGGGTGAGCTCGGCTAGGGCCGCGTCGAAGGCATCCAGTTCCCGGTCGGTGCCCTCGGCGGGGCGAGGCAGACTATCGAGCGATTCCAGGACGTTTTTCAGGACGTTGGAGGTCGCGACGCTCGGTGCGCCTCCGTTCAGGCTCCGATCAAGGGCGGCGGCGGCTTTGGTGAGCGCGGCACGCTTCGCCTTCTCGATTGGGCCGAGGACGCCCTTGGCGTCTAGGTCATCGAAGGCTTCGCGCACGGCGTCTTCGATCTCCCCCGTTGGGGGCGGTTCCACTTGGAACAGTTCATTGGTCATTTCGCGCATGGTGTGGGTTTCCGGTCTTGGTTTGGGCCGTTTCGGGCCGGTTTATCTGGGCGTCGGGGGGAACAGGAAGTTGGGGGCGGGGACTGCCTGGCGGTGTGTCTAAGAACACGGGTTAGCCGGGGCGGTCAGGCCTGGCCAGGTGCCAGAGCCAGACCAGGACCGGGGCGGTTGATAGTCCGAGGCGGGCCGGGCTTGTCGGCTTGTGTTGCAGTGGTGGTGAGCTGGTCGCAGGTTGGTGATGTCGTCGGTGCCGCCCTTCGAGCGGGGCACGACGTGATCGACGGTCAGGCCGAGGGGCGAGCGGCGGGACGCGGTCAGGTCGATGGGCTTGCCACATAGCCAGCATGTGGAGCCGTATCGGCCAAGCACCTGGTTCGCGAGGCGGCGGACCTTGGAGCCGTCCCAGCTCATCGGCGCGGCCCGTAGACGGTGGGGGGCGGGGGCGGGGGCGGGTAGCTGGCGGCGATCTCATCACGCATCTGGCGGGCGAGGCTGGCGATCTGGAGGGCCATACCTGCGAGCCGGAACTGAGGACTACTCATCGAGTAGGGCGAGGCCCCGTTCAGGGCTTCGTGCGCGCGCATTGCGGCGGCTTCAATGTCGGTGGAGATGTCGGCGACGACGGCGCGAGAGTCAGGCAGCTGCGTGGTCATTGAGGAGTTCCTTTGCGGTGGAGTCGGTCAGGGTCAGGCGTGCCCACTGGAAGTACTTGGCGTCTGGGTAGGTGGAGTGCATGTAGGCAACGTATGCCGGGGGCCAGGACGATTCGGGGTCTTGGTCCTTTGCTGTCTCATCGTCTTTGCGCCGCCGAGCGGCGGCGGCTCTCTCGGCTTCGGCGACCTGTTGCTGTCGCATGATCGCTTCATACTTGCAACGGTTGCAACGATCCGAGACGGGTTCGCCGTGCTTGCACTCGGTGGCGAGATAGGTCATGTAGGTGGGGCGGTACTTCGGCATATCGGTTTCTTCTTCCTTTCTTGGCGAAACGATCTTCTTTCGGGAGGAACGAGGGGACGCCTTAGCGGCCCCCTCATCCCGAAGGGAAGGAAGGGGCGTCGCCATGTCCACATGGGCATCGAGCGGCTTCGGACGGGCCGCGTTTCGGCGAAGGCGGTAAAGCTGGATACGGGCGCGCGTCGCCGCGTTGCGGGCGCGGTCTTCGGCGTCGGAGGCGCGGCGGAAGGCCAGCGCCCAGTCCACGAGGACACGCTTAACGATCTTGATAACGCCCACGGTCGGAGCGCCCATCCTGATGCCGCCCCGGTGCCACTCGATCACGCCCGCGTCTTCGAGCCATTGGAGGCAACGCGACGTGTGGCGAAGGGAGTAACCGGCGCGCTTGGCGAGCTGGCGGGCGGTGGTTTGCACGGTCGCCGCGAGGTCGGCGCGCGTGTCGTGCGCGAGTAGGGCGAGGGTATCCAGGATCGCGCGCGAGGCCGCGAATTCGCGGCCCCTGAGTGGTCCCCACCCGATTCGAGAGAGCGCGGCCAGAATGGAGGTGAAGCTCATCCCGGCATTGAGGACGCCGCGCGCCCTCGGCGCTGGCACGGTCGCCGGTTGGGCGGCGGCATCCTCGGCACGGGGTCCGCTGATCGCAGCACGGGCGGCGGCGATAAAGTCGGCGCGTTCCTGATCGGTCCAAGCAACAGCGGTGGTCATTGCTGGCCTTCGATCATGTAGCGAACCGCAACGGTCACGTAGCAATGCACGAGCTTTGCCTTGGTGGCGCGATCCTTGGGGCGAAGGCGCTTTGCTCCAGGGACGCCGGTGTTGGCGGCGTCTTCGGCGAGCTGGAGGCTAACCGCTTGGGCTTTGCGCAGGAGCGAGCGGACAATAGCCGCGTCGGACTGACTAATCATTGCGACTGTCCATTTCGGCTTCGTATGCGGGTTGCATAGCGTCGAGCGCGAACGCGAGGTTACGGAGCGCTCGAGCGAGCTCGGCGGGCGTGTGCCCGTCGCGAGCGACAAGCTCCGTTTCGCCGTCTTGTCTGATGAGGACCATTGCGGCCATGCTTGCCGATTCCTGGTCCAGTCTGGCCATTAGGGCCGGGGAAATGTTGTCGACGAGGCGGTTACTCATTGGAGGCCGCTCCGATCTCGTTCACGTCGCGGTGGTGCGACCAGATGCCAGCGGCAATGAAGGTCACGGTCATGAGCGGGACCGTGACGGGCCACGGGATGTAGAACGCGAACATGGCGGCAATAGTCGCGGCGTAGGATGCCAGCGCCACGACGGCGGCAAGAAACTGGGTCCAGTCGATCCGGTAACTCATTCGCCCACCTCCAGATCGAAGGCGCATTCCATGTTGAAAACGGTGCGCTCTATATCGCGATATGCGACGGACAGGTCATAGCCGACAACCTCAAATGCGGCGGGGGTCAGTTGGTCAATGATTCGGTCTAACTCATCCCTTAGATTGCGCAGGGCGTTCACGGTCTGATTCTCTGCTGTGCTCATGATTAGGCGTCCCTTTCGAGCGTCGATGTGGTGAGGCTGATCGGCACGCCAGCGTCGGCGAGTCGATCCAGGTCGGCGAGGGTCCAACCGACGGCCCCACGAATGCGCTTTGAGATGCTTGTCTGTCGGATGCCACAAGCCTTGCCGAGCGCGGTTTGAGACAGGCCAGCCGCGCGCATGTAGCGCGTTACTTCCTGAGTGACCATGTCGTTGAAACTCTCCATAGTTCACGTTCTAATCTTTTTCGGAATAGAAAGCAAACTAGAGGAATGCTTGAATTGCGTCCAGGCGGTTACAGATTATGCCCATCTGGACTAGGATGGGCGTATGGCTATTCAGATCATGCCGACAGCGGCAGACCAGGTGACAACACGCGACGTTGTCGCGGCGAACGTGCGCGCCGAGGCAGCGCGCGCGGGCTTTAATCAGGTGCGACTAGGGCAGATGCTTGGTATTTCCCAGCCTTCGGTCAATAAACGATGGACCGGAAAGCGCCCCTGGCAGCTTGAAGAATTGGACAGCCTAGCCACGGCGCTAGGCGTCTCTGTGGTCGATCTGGTAACTCCGACCGGGCGGGAAACGCGCCTCCGGCAGGACTCGAACCTGCAACCTCGGGATTAG